GCGCATTTGCAGCTCATGCGAGTCTCCTGCATGGGCAGGTGTTGAGGCGGTGTGCGCGGATTGTATCGGTGGTTACGCTTATGCCTCGGCTTTGGAGTGCGTGGGCTAGTGCCCGGTTGCTCCAGTCTGTCATGTTCTTTAGTGCCAGCTCGAGGATGTGTGCGTCTTCTGGTTCGAGTCCGTTGATGATTGTGCCTACTTTGCAGGGTTTTCCTGCGTGTAGTGGTGAGAGGTTGTCTAGTAGTCCCATGATTCTCCTTATGGCCAGATGATGAATGTTGCGCTGATTAGTGTGATTGTTGCGATGTACATGAAGACGATGAAGAGTAGCTTGTATTCATCTTTCAAGGTGCGCTCCTTGGTCGAGGTTGATTTGTAGTTCTCGGAGTGTGTAGCAGCCGGAGTGGTCGCATCCTCGGCCCTCGAGTAGGTCGAAGCAGATGAAGCGCTCCAGGTACTTGATGATTAGGTTGCGTTCGTTGGCTCTTGCTGGTGGCTTCATTAGATCTCCCCATCTTTCAGTTCTTGTAGTTCGCCCTCGAGGTCTTCTTGGAACATGATTGCTCCGACTTCCATGAATGCGCTGCCGATTTGTTCGTCAGTCCAGTGCAGCTCGAAGCGTAGGTGATCCATTACGCTGCGGAAGACGCTCATGTCGTCTTGCATGGCGTAGCGAATGGCTAGGGCGATTTGTTCGCCGGTCTCGAAGTTCATGATGTCGGTCATTTCTTGAAGTCGCCTAATGTGAATGCGCAGAACGATAGTCCGAGTAAGACTGCTAGCCCGGTTGCGTAGCCTGGGTGCTGTTCTTTCATAAGTAGTAACGAGTTGGTTACTAGGAATAGGGTGATGGCCCAGAATAGTAGGCCCCAAAGAGTTCGCATTAGTCGACCATCCTGACGACTGAAAAGACAAAGTCTAGAACGCGGCCTTTGTCGTTTAGTTGGCGGTTGAGGTTATTGATTGCGTCGACCTGGTTAGCAGCTAAGACAATTTTTTCTTCTAGGGTCTCTAGGTTGTCTTGTGCTTGAAAAGCGATTCTGTAATCGTACATCTTGAGTCCTCACTCTTTTAGTAACCAATTTGGTTATGAAATTAGTTTAGTGGGTAATTCTTCGTAAGTGTGCAAGTTAATAAAAACTTTCGGCGTGTCGCCCTCGAGACAATAATGCTTCGCTATCTTCACTTCGACGATCTGTTGGTCAGCTGCAATGGCGTTAGCGTCAGCCAGTCCGTCAAAGATACCTCTGCACAATTTATCGACATCGGGTTTGGCTGTTGGTTTAGATCGTGTAACGCTTTTTGGTTTCGGTAGGTAAACGAGGATTACGGCCCGGACCGGTTCGTGCTGTTTGAACCCGGTCAAGTTATGTTCTGCCATCGAGCTTGCGACTTGTGCCGATAGTGTTGCGCGCCATGCTTTGAGTTTTGGGTTTGCGTCTCGTAACCAGACTTTGCCGCCCCCCTGGGCAATAGTTTTACTACCCTGGGGGATGGCTTCGCCTTGAACGATAAACATGAGGTTCATTAGAACGGCGCGTTTCCGTACTTCGCTAGATCGTCTAGGTCAACTGAAGCGGTCTTTGGTTCCTGCTTGGCTTTCACCTGGAGAACGATTGGGTCGTTGATTGAGTGGCCAACAGCAGACTTGGTTTCGCCGTCTTTCTCATACGCCTCGAGCTTGGTTCCGAGTTCGCCTTTGACTTCTACCCAGTCCCCGGTATTGATGTCGGTTACGCCGTTGAACCAGACTTGCCACTTGCGCTTGCGCTCGAACTTGTTGCCATCCTTGTACTCCACTACGAAGTCTTCCCAGATGGTTAGGGATCTCCGAGACTCTGAAACCTTTGCCTCGCCGCTGATGATTACTATTGCCATTTTGTCATTCTCTTTCTGTATATATCTTTTGATTGTTTAATGATTGTTCTTAATTGTTAACCGGCCACCTGTGTCCTGTGAGACGACCCAATTTGTCCTGTCAGCCGACCCAATTTGTCCTGTCAGGCGGTCATAGATGGCCGCTAATGTCAGGTCCCGATGTTGGGTGCTTCCGTCGCAAGTTGGAGGGCAATCGACAAGGATGCGATACCGGTTCGTTCTGCGCTGTGGATCATGCCCGACTCCCTGATGAAGCAGGACATCTACCTCACCCATGTCGGACAATTCTTTCAATGCTCGACGAGCTGTGCGCTCGGAGCAGTTCGCCAGGCGAGCCAGCAGCGCTTGTGATGGCCATGCGCCGTATTTGCCATCATCGTCGTAATAGTGCGCCAGGGCGACTAAGACAAGTTTGGTCGTGGATTGTGCTTTGGAGTGCGCTAGAACAGCGCTAACGGCGTGGAAGCCCATGAGTCCTCACTCTACTTCTTGAGATCGTCTGACCTCTGTGTGATGAAGTCTAGTGTCATCTGGTCGGCTTTTGCCTTGACTGCCTGTTGATAAAGTTTTCGGAGTGTCTCGAGGTCTGTCGCTTTGGTAGCCAGTTCCACAAAGTCGAGTTTAGCTGTGGCTTCAAAAACTCCATCCTTGTCGCTTACCCAATTCACTTGGCCGACTGGCTTCTCGTGGCCCTTAGCCTTGACCATCTCTTCACGCGACGGGCGCTTGCCCTTTTTGGCGAAGTCTAGGTCTGCCAGGGCGCGACCGATTGCTGAAGTGGCGCAGATCTCTAACCAAGAGTTAGCGGTCATTCCTGAACCGCCTCGCTTCTCCTGGGCGAAGTCCGCAGTAACAGGGCGCATATCGTCGCGGTCGGTGAAGATGTCTGCTCGCATGATGATGATGTTCTCATCGAGCTGCACGATGCTGGTCAGGATGCGGCCTTGGGGAAAGCGCTGCCAAAAGTCGCTAATGCGCTTTTCGACCGGTTCGTAATCATCTAGGAAGTGTGCCATTGGTTGCCTCTTTCTCGAACAACAAAGCTGCTGCTCTCATCTCTGCTTGAATGTTCATGTTGGCCTCAATTGAGAACTCTATGAACTTGTTACCTTTGCATTGCACTAGGACTGCCCGGCGCAAGCCAAGAACCATTAGATACCAGTTTACTTGGTACAGCCACGCATCCGACATTGTTGGCGCTTGGGAGTTCTTTATTTCGAGGATGCCGATTTCGCCATCGCTCCAACGGATCAGGCCGTCTGGGTTTGCTTTCCAATACGGATGTTCCTGCGATTGCCAAGTTCCAGTCTCTACGACGGTCAACCAGTCGGAATTGTCTTCCAGCCATAGGCGGCGAATAGCAGGTTCAAAAGCCGTACCGAGACGCATAGCCAGATTAGGCTCTAAAACGCTCTGTGTGCCATTCTGACGGCTTTCTAGCAGTTCTGTGCGTGTCTGGTAGCGGTTGACTCCGCAGATGGTTCCTATGTCGCTTCCGCCGATACCGGCTCGAGCTTCGTGCCACTCTGGGGAACCGCTCTCGTAAGTGCCGATTAGCATTCCCTTGCCGAGCGCTTCGACTCGGGTCTCAATCTCATTCATACGCCCAAGATACACCAAACCCCCGACACTAAAGGGGGGGTGTGTCGAGGGCCGGTGCTGAGGGGGAGAATGAGGAAAACCCCTCTCTGTCTTAGTTTACTGCTTCTTGTCGTCTTCGACCGAATCGGCAGCCTTTTTGAAAGAGCGCTGTAGATCATCCAGGGCGATACGCATCTTGCCAATCATGGTCTTGCCTAGTTCGCTGAACACTAGGAGCATCGCGCCGAAAAACATTGTCATTATGCCGATGAATGCCGACGAGCCTGGCACCATTGCGCCAGCGCCTAGCCCTGCAGCTGCGACGATGAAAAATAGTCCGATGCTGAACCAGATGAACCAGCCAAGCAGTTTGGCGATTGCGATTAGTTTGTCTTTCACTTTTTGACCGGTGCTTTCTTTTTAGGTGCTGGCTTTGCTGCGACCTTGGCTTGGTTGGCCTCGATGTGCTTTAGGGGATCTACTAGCTTCTCGAAGATGCAAAGGTGTGGTTGCTTGCTTGACGCTATTGCCAAGTGCAAGTGTGCGCCGGTTGAAGCAGAGCCTGACTTGTGCTTTCCGCCGCCTACGCGACCAATAGGGTCTCCCATGGCCACGATGTCCCCTACCGCGAGTTTGGATTCTTCGGCTAGGTGTGCGTACAAAACCCAGAAGCCATCCATTGTCGAATGGATAACAATCCAGCCGAGGACATCTGTCCAGCCGTTATGGATTACCTTGCCTCGAGTGATGGCAGGAATTACGGATAGTTCTGCTGGCGACCAGTCTTGACCTCGGTGTGGTCTTCCGTTGCGGTATGGCGCTAGGTTGCCCAGTTCGTCTCCGCGGTGCTTCTTGTCGAATGGTTCAATGTATTCGGCCATTAGGCTGCTCCTCTGCTTACACCCAAAACGATTACGGCGGTTAGGACTACGCCGCCCAAGGTAAGTACCCAGGCGTTCTGGTATCGATTCTTTTCGAGATCGCGAAGTCGCGTCTCGTGGTCTTCAAGAGTGGTTAGTCGTTGCTCGATTACGCTTAGTCGGCTAAGGATGCCGGTTAGCAGCTTCTCGAGTTGAACATCACTCATCCTCGGACTTTACGGGCGCTGGCTTAGGTGCAGCCTTGACCGCTGGTTCCGCTACTTCTGACTTAGGTGCTGGGAAAGAACCCATTGCTGTGTTACCCATTAGATCTCCTTAATTGTGTTGAGGTTGCCACAAACGCACCAGACATCTGTGGAAAAGTTTTCAGGCAGTTCAAGCTCGAGGACTAGGCCCTCGTTTGGGCAGCCATTGGTTTCGCAAGTCGATTCAATTTTCATTAGCCGAGGCTCGCATTCGACTTCTGCTGGATGGCCACGATGGTAACGCTTCGAGCAACAGCGCTGGCGGTAGTGCCAGACCAGACATAGACCGGGAATGTCCAAGTGGTTCCCGAGTAGGTCGCAATACCTAGAGTTACGCTCGTTGCGGTGTTAGCGGTCGAGACGACGGTCGCGGTTGCCAGGGGAGGCGTGGTTGCGTGGAATCGCCCAGCGGTCATAGCGATAGTGCCAGTGCCGGTAATGTTTCCGTTAGCGACCTGCATGGCCCAAGGGAGCGTGTCAAAGTTGGCGTTCATTGTCGAGGCCAGAATGTCTGTTCCTGCGACAAACACATTTTTTGCGGTCATTAGAATCCTTTCCAGAGTTCTAGTGTAGTGAACCAGTTATCCGGGTCAATCGAGTGAATGACTCGTGTTACCCAGATTTCTTCGTCAATAGTGAATGTCGGCTGCACTAGCTCGACTTGGATGGTGTTTTGTGGACCGAACAGGTTGGCTAGTTTGCCGTCGCGCTTGATGCTCGGTGTGGTTACTTGTTGAACTTTGCGCCCTGGGTCTTTTGGTGTAATCAGGGCAAGCCAGTTCACGATGTCTGTTTTGCGTAGGTGTAGCTGCTTCTCGCAACGGATAGGGCCGTAAAGGTCTACCATGTCTTGGTTGATGCTTGTGCCGATGTCGCCACCGCCCGGACCGGGACCGGGACCTGCGCCACCATCGGTCGTGGTAATTACATAAGTGTTGAACATGGTGTCCATGTCGTAGTCCACGACAATGTCGCTGATGCAGTAGTGATCTGCAGCTGCCGAGTGAACATTGCTGAAACTTGCAATAGGGCTGCCAAGTGTTCTCATTGCTAGAGACCCAGTCAAGTAGAGCGAGTCGTCTATCGCGTCTTGGTAGAACAATCCGTTTTCAATCTGCAGTAGGTTGTCTAGCAGTTCGCCAGCGCCTACTTCCTCAAAGGTTTCGCCAGCCATGCGTGAACCATTAGCGCCGCTACCTCCGATGGTTGCGCCGACCGCGGTCGCCCATTGGTCAAAATAGTCGGTGTCGGACAAAGCCGAGGACACTACAAAACTTGAGATGTTTTTTGCCAGTAGCCTTTTCAAGCTCGAGGTTGCCTGGATGTCAATTAGGTTATTGCCATGCGGATCGTAGGAGACTCCAAAGGTGTCGATAAAACCTGTAAACAAAGTCTGATAGACGGCAGGGAACGAGTCCGGCAGAGGTCGGTAAGTAACCCTAATTGGTGTGTTGGGTCTTATCTTGGGATTGTTAGAGGGGTCAAACACTTGGGACTGCATCTGAATCCTTAGGGTGTTTGGTTCTGCTGGCGTGTAAAAACCATCTTCCACGCTTGAACCGATGCTTACCTCTGCTTTGGAAACGGTCGCAACAATGTCAGTCCAAACAAAGCTCGAAGCCGAAGCCCAGTTCGAGCCATCATCCCACTTGGATAGGTTCCAGATTGCGTTGGACCCGGTAGGGATGCTGATCTCTACCTTGATGTCTTGGGCAATGTCAAACTCGTCAGCCACCGAAGTTCACCTTTTTGCCAGTCTTGCGCTCGTACTTCTGAATTACAGCGATGATTTCCTCGGCAGTCATGTTTGCCTTGTTGACATTGATTTCGTAAGTGTTCGAGCTTGCGGTTTGCGCTGCCGACTTCTGGCCAAGCATAGACAAAGTGTTGAGGCTGTTTGAGTACTCTTTGGCAGAGCCAGCGTTAGACAAGAACCCTTGGGCTACTGCGAGGCCCTGCTCTGGACCCATGGCAAGAATTTGCTGAAGAACCTCGGGTGATGCGCCGGCTTTGCGGAGAGCCTTGAGTTTGCCAGGCAGCGCTTTTGCAGCTGCAATGATGCCTTGGAACTTTTCCATGAACTTGGCAGAGTCAAAGATTTTGGTGTCCTTGTCGATGAACTCTCCGAAGTTGATTGCTGCCTTGAACTTCTCGCCCGAGTCTGCAATCTGTTTAGCAGCGTCTTTGATGCGCTGCGCAATCTCCAAAGGCTTGCCCTCATCCATGTCTTCAAAGTTGATTTTGAGACCCTTGAGACCTTTGGCTGCGTCAAGGATTGACTTGGTGAAGTCGTCGATGCTACTGCGGCCCTCTTTGCCACCGAACAAGCTCTCTTCGCCATGGAAAAGGAATTGCATGCCCGGGATGGCTAGAATGACTCCCATTACTGCTGGGTCCTTTAGTCTGTCTAGAACATCAAGCAGAGGTTGCATTACTTCAAAAAGCATTTTACCCATTGAGGCCATGCCCTCAACGAAAGTGGTTAGGAAGATTTGAAAGTCGTCAGAGGTTAGCCAAGTGCTGAACTCGACAAGTAAAGGGGCGAGGATTGTGCCAAAGGCTTCCTTGACCTGATCCATAGCAATAGCCATGCGCTCGAATGGGCTGACATTGCCAAGCGCTGCGCCCATGCCCTCAAACTGCGACTGCAGTTTGGCGATGCCCTCTGTTCCGCCCTCGAAGCCCGGAATCATTTTGCGTAGAGCAGTGTCGGAGCCGTTGTATGCCTTGGCCAAAGCCTTGGAAACCTTTTCAAGCCCGAGTCCAGAACCTGCGCTGATGTCGGTTGCCAGGGTGAGGAGCTGCATTGACTTCTCGGCATCCCCGGTCGAGGTAACCAGGTTGGCATAACTTTGGCGCAGTTGGTCGTCTTGGACTGCGGTCAACATCGATAGCGAATCTATCTGGGCGTTGACTGCTTTCATCTGCTCGTAAGTCAGATTCGTGTTATTTTGCAAAGCCATGTCGACTTTGATGATTGCCTTTTGGTCGTCGAAGAACGCTTTAGATCCCTCCAGCAATGTGTCGAACACTGCTTTGGCTGCAGCTGCAACCGCTGCCATGGCCGCGACCGCGGCGACTGGACCTGCAGTTAGTTTCGCTGGGGAAAAGGCTTCAGTCAGGCTAGAACCGATTTTGCCGAAAGAACCGGTTACAGGTTGCCCGGCTTTCATAATGCCGCTTAGAGAGTCTTGTGCGTCTTTGCTGGCGCGCTTCAGAGGTGCTGCATCACCGGCGAATCTAAATGTGATGTTTGAAGTCAAAACAAGTCCTCTAGGGTCGGGCCTCTTGCTTCCAAAGCCTTAATAAAGGCGTTGAACTCTCGAAGCGTAATTTTGCGGTATTCACTTGGAGACATCTTTGTAGCGACGCAGAAGTCTGCCATTCGCTCGGCTGATGCCTGGGCGGTTACGCTTTTGGGTCGTCTTCTCCAACGATTAGCGCTGAAGCCTCTGACAAAGTCATTTTGGCAAAGTCTTCTAGTTTGGCTTCAGGGTTCGTTCGTAGAGCGTTGATCCATAGAACAACCTTGATAACTTTTGGTCTGCCAAAGTTGTCTGCGATTTCACCGAAGGTAAGTCCGGTAAGGTTTTCGAGCTTCTCTAGTTCTTCGAGGGTGAACTCGTTGATGTTGACGGTCGACATTCTTTTTCCTTTTTCTTTTAGAGGTTGTATTTCTTTAGTGCTTGTTTCATGAGGTTCTCGTAATTCTCGAGGATCTCTTGTTTAGTGTAGCCGTATGCGTCTGCAAGGAACGGCTGCGGTTTGATGTTGCGGAATCGCCTGGGGCCGTTCGGGGTCAGTTTGCCTTTGTGTGTAGCACCGACTACAGCCCATCCCCAGTGGATTGGCCCGGCGTATGGAACCGATGGACTACCAGCCCGGACAGCTGCATACTTCAGCGACCTGACTGGTTTGACCGTTCCTGCGAGTCTGCCTGTTCGTCTAGGAACTAATGGCAGAGCGGCTTTTACGAGGACTTGGGCTGCTTCAAAGTTAGCCTGTTTGATGGCTTGCTCTGTGCCTTTGTCTCCGAAGTTTTTGACATTCCGAATGGCCTCGTTGAGACCATTGACTTGAATGCTGCCGCTCTGCGCCATTAGTTTTCTTAGACGGAGGTCTTCTTGGTTACGCCGTAGTAAACAGGAGGCGTTGCCGATGGAGTGTGGACAGCGGCCTTGACCGAAAGAGTTACCGAGAACTTGGCAATCTCGTTGGTTGCTAGAGATAGCGGCGGCAGCTCGTCAAACACGACGGTTCCAGTGTAGTGAGGTAGTGCAGTGGTCGGGCTTGCGTTGCCTCCAGGAGCGATGGTGAATGCAACCTCGGTGCCGAAGTTAGCCCATAGGATCTGGTAAAGCGATGCAGCGTCGCCGGATACGATTCCGTCGAGCTTTAGCGCCCACTCGCCACCGACGCGAACCTCGCAAAAGGTCTGGACATCGCCAGGAGCGTCGCCGAGGGTTAGCTCGACCATGGTTGCGTCGCAAGCGTAATCGGTCGTACCGATTTTGAAAACGATGTTTGTTGCTTTGATTCTTGTTGAGGCCGGCATTTCGGACCTTTCTTAGAGAGTGATGTCTAGGGTGATTGTGATTGAAGCGCCAAGGTATTCAGCGCCGTTCTCTGTGTAGATTTGCGGTTGCGAAACCGAACCCATTAGGGCGTAGTTTGGCAAAGCGTTTAGCAGGGTTTCGATTGCTTCGTCGAGCAACTCGGTCGCCAACTCGTTGACTGCCGGGGCCGCAAGAACTACAAGCTCTAATCCAAGGCTGTATTCGTTGCCGAGGCTGGATGGTTCAAGGTAAGGGTTGCCATGACGCATAACCACTACCGGCGGAACTATTCGGCCAGGAACATAAGGGAAAACTTCGAGACCAGCATTTTGCAAGACGAGCGCGAACTCTGCCTTGCTCGTGGTGATTTCGTTGGCCATGGTTATACAGCAAACCCGACATACGGCCTTAGCAGCTCGTAAGCCGCAGCCATAGGGTCTTTACCGACGCGAACAGCAGAGCCACTCATGTCAGCAAACTGGGTAACGCCGCCCGGTGCCTGTCTGCGGTGAAAGAGTTCCGAAGCAGTAATTAGAACGGATTGGTCCTTGATGTACGCGGGTACATTAGTGAACGATCCGATGTATCTAGTTACTAGCGCAAGGCCAGCGTCAAGGCAGTCGTCAACAAAAGACGATACTTCCTTGGTGCCGACATAAGCGCGGAACTCTTCCACCGAGACAGCCATTGGAAACCTACTAAGCGGTTACGTCGAGCTTGACGATAGCCGATGCGAATGGAACGGTGATCGCAGCGAATCCGTAAAGGGATAGGGTGTCGGTCAAAGTCGATACATCGGTGTCAGTTAGGCGAGTTCCCGAGCCGTTTGACTCGACAACCTGGAGAGCGCGGCTGTTTGCAAGGTAAGCAAGTCCGGTGCCTAGGCTTGGGTCAACAACTACTGGGATGCCCCAGATTGAACCGGTTAGGTCGTTGTTGGCGGTAGCAAAGGTGTTCGAGCCGTCGTTGTTTACATTCACGATTGGGCGACCGCTTGAGTCAGCAATCTTCATGAAGTACTTGTACGAGTCAGCCGAGCAAAGGATGAACTCTGCGTTTAGGCCCGAGTTGCTCTTGATGTACTTGACACCATCGATTAGACCCTCGATGACCGAAGCAGCGGTTCCGCCGTCTAGGTCCATGGTCTTGCCGGTGAAGTCAAGGGCAGCGATTGCAGCCTTTGCAGCGGTGTTCGTAGCGTTTGCGTAAGCGATTGCTAGAGCGTCGAAAACGATGCCGGTGTAGTCAACAGAACCGCGCAAGATGGCTTGCTTTGAAACGGTCGTGTAACCGCCGTAGGTCTTGACTGCTGCCGAAACATTGTCGATGGTTAGGTTGCCGAACGATAGTGCTTCGTTCTCTGGGTCCTGCTCGCCGACTGCGAGAGTGTTAGCGGTGATCGCTGCGTACTCGACGGTCATGCCGGTTGCTGGAAGAACAGCCTTTGACCAAACATTCCATGATGGTCTGTTTGATTCGATTAGCTTGTTGATGTAGCCAAGGTAGCCAGGAGCTGCAAAAGTGTCGGCCGAGGTCGAAGCGGCGCGAGCCAGTTCGATTGCTGCGGTCTCGCCTTTGGCGTAGCCCTGAACGAACTCACCGAATGAACGATAAGCCATGTAGCCAGGAGCGGCTGGTACTGCTGGGGTAACGCTCGACTCAACTACGCGACGAAGTTCTGCAACTTCATCCTGTACTGAACGAACATCGAGTTCAATGTTCTCTGACATAGACTCTCCTTCGATTGTTGGGGTAGGGATGTCCTCTAGTAGTTCTTCGAGTGTTACCTCTTCGAGCTCTTCGCGGACTTCGGTTATGTTTGCCCCTGCGTAGGCAGGGAACGGCACGACCGAGACCTCTTTGAGAGAGACCTTGGTGCGTGTAATCGTTTGGCCGTCGCGTGTCTGTTCGACAGGGACAAAACCAACCGAGAATTTGTTTAGTGCGCCATCGCGCATAAGGGTTAGGACATCGTTACCGAGTGAGGTGTCGGAGACCTTTGCGGTGATCTCAAAGCCCTCGTCGGTCTCGCGCCCGGCGGTTACTACGCCGATAGGTGTTTCGTGGCCGTAGAAGAGTTTCACATCGGTGATGTCTTCGATAGAACCAGGGGCGAATCGTTCGATGTATGAACCGCCGATGTTAGTGTCCTGGTTGAATGGAACAGCGATACCGGTGATGGTTCGCTCTCCTACAGCGTCTAGGCGCAACTCGATGTCGCGTGTTTCAATGTCCATTAGGCTTGGAAACCCTCCTTGGTTGCAGCGTATTCGGCGGTTACGATACCGGCGTCAATCGCGGTTTTCCACATCATGATTCGGGAAGCCTTGTCTGCTTGGAATAGGTCTTCCCATAGGAACTCGACTCGAGTGCCGCGTGGTAGGCAGTTCGAGAGTGCGTCTTGGATTGGGCGTGTGTACGCCATCAGGGTCTCGCGGTAGAACGCGTGTTCCTCATCGGTTAGGTTGCTGTAGGTGTCGCTAGTGCCATCGACACCGGTTACTAGCTTGCGAGCAGGGATGCCGAATAGTCTGGCGATCTGCTGAACAGACTGCTTCGAGATTTCGGTGAACAGCATATCCGCTGGCGAGTCCGAGATGGTCTGGTATTCAAAGCCGTTGCCAATTACGGCCAGTTGGCGAGTGGCTTGCATTTCCTGCCAGCGTGTACGGATCTCGTTAGCGTCGGCTGCGTTTACTTCGCCGTTACGCTTCAGGATGCCGGTCGGTACGCCCGAGGCGCTGAACCAGTTGCTCTGGAAGTCTCGTAGGTCAAGTGCGGCCACAATGTCTGCCGAGCAGATGTTGATTGGGCTTGGAGCCTTTAGCCATCCGGCGCGAGGGAAGAGCTGCAAGTGTTCGACTCTGGAAGCCTCGTATTTCACGCCGCCGATGTCGTAGTACCTGGGTGAAGTGATGTCCTCGGTGTTCGTTAGGTAAACATTCACCGATGAGGATTGGATCAGGGTTACTTCGGTTACGACTCCAGCTGCGTTGATTGACTTGACCCAGAATGCGTTGCCAGTCAGAGCCAATTCTGAAACGGTCGCATATAGGAACTGCTGGCGGTTGAAAGTGAATGACGGCTTATTGATGAAGCCAGAGTTCTCGACATTCATCTCCATGCCGGTAGCAAAACGCTTGGTCTGAATGCCAAGGTTCGAGACTGAAGTGGCAAGTATCTGAACGCTTCGCCAGACAGCGGTCAAAGACAGCGCAGATTCGGGCGTGGCTACAGAAGACGAGCGCGGAGGAATAGACGGGGTTACCGCCCGGTTCTCGCGAGAGGATGAGGTAATGCGTTGCCAGATACTTGCCACGCATTAAGTAAAGGGCATCTTTACTAAAAAAGCAAACTAAAACACGCCGATAGCCGAAACTTCTTTTGTGCTGGCCACAAAGTAGGCGTAGATGGTTGCCTCGAGTGCGTCGATGTCGCCGTAGGAGTCTGACCGGCTAATCGCCCAAGTGTCGCCCCGGTGCTTCGCTACGCCTCGAGAGTGCTGCGCGATCAGCAAAGGTTCGTTGCTATGCAGTAGTTTGCCAGTCTCAAACGCCGAATAGATTTGGGCGCAAGCGCTGGCGTATTCGCCCAGGCTAAGTTGCCAAACAATGTAACCGGCATCCTTTAGGCGGTGCGCTAGTTTCGGCGCTGTGCGTGAACCCATGACAATAGCCTTAGCCTTGTGTTTCTTGTACAAGTCCGTCAGATGGGCGTACAGCTCGTTTTCGGATGGTCTGACAAGAGACGAGACAAGTTCGGTGTTTACGATGTCGCCGTCTTTTTTTGCAGCTGCAATCGTGGCAAACTCCCACTTCTGCGTAATCGACAAAGACAAGACCGCGCCCTCGGTCTCGGTGATGCCGTTACCGACTGCTCGATGGAACAGAGCCGATGGCAGCCAAGACTCGGTAGTGCCAGCAATGAACTGGTTTAGGCGGTAGCGTCGCGCCTCATGTTCGGGGATGGTGGCAAGGTCTGACATTACGCGATCTAGTGGAATGCGGCCACATTCAACAGCCGGGTTACTTGCCAAGATGCTTTCCGGGTCCAAAACATCCGCTCCATCCGGGGCAGTCCAGTTGAAGAACCCAAAGCGTTCCAATTCAGGGTCGCCGTTGACTGCTCGCTCGCCCTGCTTGTAAAGGTCGATAAGCGTCTCGCTTGTTTCATCGCCAGCGGTGGTAATACCAATTACGATGCCGTCATTCTTCTGCGAGGTTCCCATAACGACTGCGGTCCACATTCCGCGCTTCCAAAGGTGCAGCTCGTCGGCTAGAACCGTGTCAAGTGGCAATCCCTGAAGTGCCGACTCTTTGGCCGGGCGGATGTCGTACCTGGAGAGACCATCGCTCGAAAGGATGCCTCGGCGCTCGGTCGCTTTTTTGAACTTCTTCTTTAGGGTGTCGTTATTCAAGATTGTGTGCAATACGCGCTCGTAGATGATGCGAGCCTGTTCAGCGCTCGAGGCCAGAGACAAAGTTTGTCCGTTACGCATGGCCACGCCCCAAAGTCCGAGCATTGCGCCTAGTAGCGACTTACCGGACTGCCTCGGGATTGAGACGACGACTTGGCGATACCTTAGCCGCCCGGCTTTGTTTGGATCAGGATGGTTTTCAGGGTAACGCTCGAGGATTGCCCTAAGCAGCCAAGACTGCCACTCGTCGAGCTTCAGGCCGTCAGCGTTATCCATGTCGCGGTATGCCAGCGCAACTACTTGCAACAAGCGGTCGCCATCCGTAGGGAAGTCTTCCGAGAGCGGCTTAGTGTATTGGGCTGGGAATAACATCAGCGCTTCAGCAGAGCCTCTAGTGGGTCAACCTTTTCGACAGCGCCAACCATGGCTCGCAGCTCGTTGAGAGTCTTGCGAAGTTCGCCAGCGGTGGAGGTTTCGCCCTTATCGTCGTATCGGCTAGCGAGACCTAGTGCCAGGTCGGCTAATACGCGAGTCTCAATCGTAAGGTGCAATGTTTCGATGTAAGCGGCGGTACTTTCGTAAACCATTTGGTTCCTCTCGGTCGGTATCTTTCAAACTTTTTCACTATTGGGTAAAACTAAAAGTTGCAAGCAGGGATGTCAGGCTGACACCAGAAAAAACTCTATCGCGTCTCTGGGTCGTGCCATCTCGGGTTTAGCCATGCTATTCGGACTAGGGTGCGGTCTTGTTTGCGGCCGTTGCATTCCCGGCACATTGCTTGGAGGTTCTCGAGGCTGTGGTCTGGGGTGTTGCCTCGTGGTGGTTGGATGTGGTCGATTGTGAAGTCGTTGCCGATGAGTTCGCGATGGCAGGATACGCATACTGGTTCGAGTACTTTGCGTGCGTTGGCTCTTGCTATCTTCCATGCGGATGAGTGGTGCCATTCAGCCATTAGTCCAACCAGACCTTGTATGCAGCTGTTACTCGGCCCTTGTCTGGGTCTATGAAGTGTAGGCGCTGGGATGGTGTAGCGCTTGACGCTAACAGAATGCCGGCGTATCGGTTATCTGATTCGGTGGAGCCTGTCTGGTACACACTGCCTAGGCCGTTGGGTAGCGCCCATTCTGCGTGGGTGTGGTAGTGGCCGATGTAGCAGTCTCTGAACTGCCAAGGGTATGACCCGGACTGCCACTTGGCTACATGGGTAACGATTGCTCCTGGTGATGCAAAGCCGTTGCGGCCTACTTCGTCTCCATGGATCACTAGGGCGCGATAGTTGCCTATCTCTAGGCGTTGAATGTCTTCGGGTGAGTCGTTCCAGGTGAGGCGTTTCTCGCCTTGGAGCATCTGACGCGATAGTTCGAAGACCATGCGGTCGATGTTGTCGTGGCGTGGTACGCCGTCGCGCTTTGAACCGATGCGGCCATGGTTTCCCCATTCGGCTACTACTTGGACATTCTCGTAGTTGGCTAGTGCAGCTCTAACAACATCTACGCATAGCCGGGCAACATTGACATACTGCTCGAAGATGGTTGAGTCGAGTTCGTGTGGTTGGCTTGGGAAGTTGAATAGGCCCTCGACCATGTCGCCTGTGAATGCGATTGTTACATCGCGTACCGGGTGATGGGATCTCTGGATGTTTGTGATGCTTACGGCTTTGTCCACGAACTTCATGACGCGTTGACGCATTACTTCGGAGTCGTATGAGGGTGTTCTTTTGCCGCCTTGCCAGTCGCCCATAACCCAGAGCGCGACTTCTGCGCTGCCTTTGCGTTTGTCTCTGGTTGGTGCGGTTACTGGTTTGATTCCGCCCAGGGCGACCATTGCATCGAATGCGGCTTGTTGGGTTATTTCGGTAAGGTGTTCGGTGCGGTCTTTGGCTTGGAGCAGTTGCGTCTGGAGTCTGCGTAGTGCAGCTCTAAGTAGTTTGACATCCGCTGGTTCTTCTTCTGGCGGTGTTAGGTCGTCGAGGATCATGCGTTATCTTCCGGTCGGAGAGTTTCTTGTAGTTTCAAGAGTAGGGTTTCGAGCTGGTAGGTGTCGCCTTGGCACTCTGACCAGAACGCGATAATGGTTTTCAGGGTTAGCCAGGCTCCCTGATCTACACCATCAGCGAAAGCGGCTTGCGACAAAGCGCATTTGCAGCTCATGCGAGTCTCCTGCATGGGCAGGTGTTGAGGCGGTGTGCGCGGATTGTATCGGTGGTTACGCTTATGCCTCGGCTTTGGAGTGCGTGGGCTAGTGCCCGGTTGCTCCAGTC